GATGAGGAAGTAAGAAGTAATCTTGTTCATTTATTATTAAGTAAAAAAGGAACAAGATATTTTTTACCTGATTTTGGATCAAGATTATATGAATATCTTTTTGAGCCGTTAGATGGACCAACATTTAGTGAAATAGAAAGTGAAATAAGAGATTCGGTTAGTAAATATATGCCGGGTATCTTAATCACTAATATAAAAATAACAGATGCGTCGGCAGGGGATGAAAATCAAGGTTCTTATATAAATCAATACGGGGAAAAAGAATTTACGGTTCCGAATATTGCGGATTTAGAACATACAGCAAAAATTAGAATAGATTATAGAAATACTAATAATGCGTTTAACTCAAGCGATTTCGTAATTATCAATATTTAATAGTATATGGCAAATAAAAAAATATCGTACACTACGAGAGATTTCGCAGGAATAAGAAGTGAATTAATAAACTTTACTAGAACTTATTATCCTGATTTGGTTCAAAATTTTAACGATGCTGGAGTATTCTCAGTATTATTAGATTTAAATGCTGCGGTAACAGATAATTTACAATTTCAAATTGATAGAAGTATTCAAGAAACTGTTTTACAATACGCTCAACAAAAATCATCTATTTATAACATTGCAAAAACTTATGGTTTAAAGATACCAGGATCAAGACCATCGGTTGCTTTAGTTGATTTTTCAATAACAGTTCCTGCGTTCGGAGATAAAGAAGATTTAAGATATTGTGGGATTTTAAGACGAGGTTCACAAGTGAATGGAGCTGGACAACCATTTGAAACCGTTTACGATATTGATTTTTCATCGCCAATTAATTCTGAAGGATCACCTAATAGATTGAAAATACCAAATTTTGATGCCAACAATAATATTGTTAATTACACAATCACAAAAAGAGAAGTGGTTGTTAATGGTATTACTAAAGTTTTTAAAAGAGTTATATCACCAAATGATGTTAAACCATTTTTTGAACTATTCTTACCTGAAAAAAATGTTTTAGGTATAACTAGTGTTTTACTTAAAGATGGGACACAATATACGTCACCACCATCTACACAAGAATTTTTAGGTTTGGAAAATAGATGGTATGAAGTCCAAGCTTTGGCTGAAGATAGGGTGTTTGTTGAGGATCCTACTAAACCGTCAGATCAACCTGGAATTAAAGTCGGTAAATATATTGTTACGAATAATAAACTAATTAGTGAGTATACATCTGAAGGATTTACTAAATTAACTTTTGGTGGGGGTAATGTATCGGCTGACGAACAATTACGAGAATTTGCAAGAGACGGAGTTGGTTTTGATCTTAATAAATATGTTAATAATTTAGCTTTAGGAAGTGCGTTGAAATCAAACTCAACACTATTCGTTCAATATCGTGTAGGAGGTGGACAGGCAACTAATCTAGGTGTTAATATTATAACTCAGATTGGTACGGTATCATTTTTTGTTAATGGTCCGTCAGAATCAATTAATTCAACGGTTGTTAACTCACTTAGAGTGAATAATGTTACTGCGGCTATTGGTGGAGCAAATCCACCAACTACTGAAGAAGTAAGACAATATATATCATATAACTTTTCGGCACAAAACAGAGCCGTTACAATAAATGATTATGAGTCAGTATTAAGAACAATGCCATCTCAATTTGGAGCACCTGGTAAAGTATCGGTTGTTGAAGAGAATAATAAAATTAAGATTAAAATGTTATCTTACGATACTACAGGTAATTGCAAATTATTTATCAAACTATAGAATGATAAATGACTATATTTCGGTTGAAACGGCTAACGTAATAGATTTAGCAATTGATGTTGATGTTATATTAGATTCAAGTCAAAATCAAGGGGCTATTGTTGCTAAAATAATAAATATTGTAACAGAATATTTTAGTCCTAGAGTAAGAGGATTAGGACAAAATGTTTATATGTCTGAGATTAGAAGACTAATACAAAGTGAAAATGGGGTTATTTCTATATCCGGTTTAAATGTTTATAATAAAGTTGGGGGACAATATTCTTCATCACAAACATCTCAACCATATTTGGATGAAACAACAAGACAAATAGAATTAATTGCGGATACTGTTTTTGCTGAACCAACACAAATTTATCAAATTAGATATCCAAATAAGGATATAACTGTTAATGTTCTTAACTTTAAGACGATTAATTTCTCCTGATAATTTATTTTTCAAATAAAAGAATTATTTTTTGAAAATAGGAAATAAACTATTTATCAAGAAAGCGTAAATAATGCCAAAATCATATAGAATAAGGACTACCCCTGGTAGTGAAAAAACAATTAATATTCAGTTAGAACAAGATTTTGAATTCTTAGAGATATTATCGTTAAAAATTAATCAAGGAGACATCTATAATAGAATGTGTTCTGATTATGGGGTTATTGTCGGTAGAGTATTAGTTAATAATGGATTTGGAGTTCCAAACGCAAAAGTTTCGGTTTTTATACCTATTGAGGATGTTGATATTGATAACCCAATAATTTCTGAACTTTATCCTTATCAATCATTATCGGATGTTAATGAAAATGGGTATCGGTACAATCTTTTACCTAAAGAACCTTCATATACAGGACATGCCGCAACGGGGACTTTCCCAAGTAAGGATGAGGTATTAACTGATCAATCTTATGTTGAGGTATATGACAAGTATTATAAATTCTCAGTAAGAACAAATGATAGTGGTGATTATATGATATTTGGTGTCCCGACAGGAACACAAACAATATTAATGGATGTTGATTTATCGGACATTGGTTGTTTTTCATTATCACCACAAGATTTAATTGCGTCTGGAATGGCGGTAGAATCTCAAGTTAATGGTTCTAGGTTTAAGTCATCTACAAATTTAAATGAATTACCACAAATAGTATCTTTAAATAAAATAATTGAAGTATCTCCATTATGGGGTGAACCTGAAATATGTTTGTTGGGTATTACTAGAGCTGACTTTGATTTAACCGCAACGGCTAATGTGAATATAGAACCGACTTCGGTATTTATGGGGTCTTTAATATCAACAACTGATGATGATTCAGTTAGACCCTTAACTTGTCAGCCAAAAAACAATACGGGTAATTTATGTGAATTAATCTCAGGTCCTGGTCAAATACTTAGTGTTAGACAAACAATTGATATTGACCAATATGGTGATCCGATACTTGAAGTGTTTAGTCTTGAAGAAAATGGTAAAGTAATTGATGAAAATGGTACATTTTTAGTAAATGTTCCAATGAACCTTAATTATGTTATAACAAATGAATTTGGACAACAAGTTTTATCAAATGACCCAACAAAAGGTATCCCAACAAAGGGTAAATATAGGTTTAAATTTAAATGGCAAAATGAACAGGGATTACAAAATTCATTTTTAAGAGGTAATTTCTTAGTTCCTAATATTAAAGAATATGGGTGGGTTAATTCAAATATAGATCCGTTTATTAATTATCCGTCTACAAATTATCAATTTATATTACCTAATGGTACAACAACTTTATCCTTTCCATTAAATAATCCATCATTTGGGGGTTTAGTGTTAGATAGTAAGGTTAATGTGTTAAATTTTTCAGTATTAATAGATGGAAACCCATATTTTGGTGATTTAGAGAATATTCCCATTACTACTTTATTTAGTACAATAACAATAACTGTCACTCCAATAGATCCTGGTACATTAACAGAATTTAATTATACCTTTTATCAAAAACCAACTTATGATGCTTTAAAATCGTATGCGTTTAGTTTAGATTGGAACGATTATGCTAATAAACAAGAAGCAATAAATTGTGAAGATACTTTTTATGAGTTTAATTATAATAAAGTTTATACGACCGCAATGTTTCTTGATAGATATAAAAAAGGAGCTGGTAGAGCAAAACATTTAGGTATTAAAGAAATTGATGATAGGGCTTGTAAATCTACAATTAATACATTTCCCGTAAATGACATTATTAGAAATTTTGATTTTATATTTTTTCTTTTTAATTTATTAATTAATGTCTTATCAATTTTTGTATTTATTCCTTTATTATTTGTTGCCCATTTTGTTGCGTGGCTTTGGCCTGTTTTAAAGTATGTATTAATAGTTTTAAGTATATATTTTGCGTTTGTTGCTGTTCAACAGGGAGCAGAAGCGGTAATCTCAATTATTGAAGCAACCACATCATTTAATGCTGGTGGACCAGTAATTAGTGCTGGTGTCATATTGAGAATTGCATTACAATTAATTGCTTCGTTATTTAAGTTAGCTTTATCCGCGGCATTTATTGCATTTACTACGGTCTTTATACGAAAAATAAAAAACTTCCCGAGACTTGGATTACCAATGTTATCATATCCTGAATGTACAAGTTGTGATTGTGATTGTGGGAATGTTCTATTAGATGATAATTTTGATGAAAATACCGTAAATGCGGATATAGCAGAACAACAAAATGGTTTAGATAATAGTGAAATACAATATGCTCAATCTAACTCATTTATTGCGCCTGTTAATTTATCATCTTCATATAATGTTACACATCCTAATTTAAATAATTATCCTGATGAAGATACTAACGCAAACAATAAAGGTTATTTTTATGCTGGTGGATCTATATCCACTAATATACAATATAAATCATTAATAAATAGAGTTGTTGATGAACAAATAAGTGGTGATATAGTTGTTGATGCGGTTCTTGACTTTAGAAGGTTATTTTCAGGGTATGATATCTTATCAAGTAGTACAGACCAAAATGCTTTTAATAAATTTCACGCACCTCAACCATTTTTATTCGCAGCTGAAAAAACATCTGGACTCGATGAAAGATGGTTTGGTTATCCAACAACTGAAACTTATCCCCAAAAATTAAATGAATTTAACACTAGAGATAAGTATTTTGATAGTAGTGGTGGGGCAAATAGAATAACAACCACGGTTAACCCACAATTAAGTGTTGCCCCATATAACTTAGGGGTACAACCTTCATTTACTGACCAAATTATTGTTGTTTTAGCAAATGCTGGGACGGCACAACAATTAGGTGTTAGTCAGCTTGTTACTTTCCAAGATCCAAATTTTAATAATGGTCAATTGGTGCCAAGAAATATA